TTACATTTGTATCAGTTTGAATATCATAAAGATATAAGTCCCATTGAGTTGCTGCACCAGAATATGCAGCATCAGTCAAATTAAATGTATATACTCTCGCAGCACCAATTACACTGCCTCCATTAAGTCTATTTTTTAATTCAACAGTGTCATTTTCTTTTGGAGCACCAACAACATTATTAACCCTTAACAAATGTCCCATCTCAAATGGAATATTTGCACTATTAACAGTTTCAGTATCTCTTGGTTTTTCTACGTCTACAGCAGTTTCTGCAGGTAAAGTAACATCATACCCATCAACATATGCTCTTCCAGAACTTACTTGTAGGCACATTAAGCCGTCTGATGGAGTATTTCCTTGTTCTGTAGTTTCACCTTCTAAATATAGTCCATCATTATCAATTTGATCATTTAATGAATTGAGTGCTTTAATATCAAACTCATCTACAGCATAATGACCAGATTCTTCAAATGTTCTTTCAGCAATATAATCTCTTATTAAATTATATTGCGATTTATTATCAATTTTTTTAATTTTTCCTTCATCTAATCTCAATATCTCTACAAAATCAGTATCTGTATTATTAGATATTTCTTTCTTTGTAAGTGTTAATGCTATCTTTAATCTGTCTGCTCCTGGTGCTGCAAAATTAGTGAAACCACTTGCATTATCATACAAGGATGAATCATCTTTTGCATTAACAATAGTTTCGGATATTTTTAATCCTACTCTATATGAAGGAGTATTAGTATAATAGTCTAATATAAGTGTTTGCTTAGAAACTTCTACAAATGTTCCTCTAATAAAGTAAACACCATTATCTATAAATGCTGCTGAACCAATAGATGTTGCATTTTGAGAAATTAATGATGCAAATGCAGTACCTGACGTAATTGTAGTATTTCCATATGTAACATTTTCACTTGCAAATAATTGCTCCCCATCTTGGAAAGTATCTACTTCTGCATCGTCTCCGGATTCACCATATTTTACATAAATTGTAATATCAGTTACTAAATCACTATCAGATGTAAGTGCAACTTCCTGAATAGATGCTGTCACACCTGAAAGTTGTCCTGTTATTTTTTTACCAATAAAATTCTTAATATAAACAGATATATCTATTCCTAAATTAATGCCATTTAGTTTTACAGCAGAAAATTGATTATCAAAAGTTACAGATCCTGGAAGAACCATAGATCCTTCTTTGAAAATATTTCCACCAAAAGACTCTACTTGATTCTGTAAAATAGATTGGAGAGTTGTTAATTCTCTAGCCTGAACTGGATATCCTGGTTTAAATAAAACCTTATAAAAGTTTTTATCACCATCAAAATCATCGTAATATGGGCTGATATTTAAGTCGGTTTTTTGTGCCATCTTTTTTTAGAATTCCAGGATAATTTTAATGTCTTCTTTCTGTCTAGAGTCTCTCTGAACAGTGGGTCGGTTATCGATGTAAATTATAGTGCCCGTCTTTTTATTTATCTGAGGATCTGCAAGTCCATCTGTAAAATTAACACCCAAATTAATTTGCTTACTATTTAAAACTACAACACTACCATTTAAGTCAGTATTAATACTTGACGTTCCTCCACTCTCAACAAATTCAATAATATTAGTAGAATCAAATGCTATTATATTTGATGTACTGTTACTGAGTGTTTGATCTACCTTATTTCCAAAATATAGTGATCTATCTTGATAATATTTTAAAACTTTAGTATCTTTATCAAATGATGCAACATAACCTTTTGCACCAGTTACACTTTGAGTTATTTGCTCTCCAATAATTACATCTCTAGATTCTGATAGACCAATACTAGAAAGAGACGAGAATGCATTTCCAGTAAATGTTGTTCCAGCACCAGAAAATTCCTCAGGATTTTTTATAATGCCAACTTGAGCAAATTTAGTGTCTATTGGAAAATCTTTAGTTGAATCGTCAAATCTTGCATACATCAATACTTTATCTGTTCCCAACTCTTCATAAATGTTATAACCATGACCCTTTGATGGAGGAATTATAGGTATCAATTTTGCGGTATCACTAGGAGAAGATGGAGGTAAATCAATAATTCCATAAGTATAACCCTTTCCACCATTTGTCACCGCAACATCAGTTATTGTACCTGCACTATCTACTGTAATAGAAACTTTACCTCCAGTACCATCACCTATAATATCTGCAGTCGCACCTTGATTGTATCCTGATCCACCATCTTCAATATATACTACTTTTAATTGATTATTATTAGTATCAGAGTCTCCTCCTTCTCTAACGATTTGAATACTAGAATCCGTTGTAGTTAACCAATCATTAGGAACTGTAATGTATTCCGTAGAATCAAATTTAATTACGTCTGATGGAGAAATACTGAATAGATATTTCCATCTATAACCATCAGAAAATGTAACTGGTTCTACATCAGTTTGTGTTGGTTCTATTGCCGACCCTGTTACGGTAGGATTAACTCCAGAAGAACCATTATCCAAACAAATATAAACTTTAAACTCACTCGTAATAATATAATAATTTGCATCATATAATCTTACCGTTTTGGATACAGGTGCTTCATTTCCTTGACGATAATCATGTCTATACATGTCATAAGGAGTATTTGCAACCCATTCAACTTTTCTTATGACTCTTCTGGCATTTTCTGTTGTAATTTTTTTTCCAAATAAACTAGTATCTCTGTAATGAGACAAATATTGAAAATTATCTACAGGATTATTAGTTGTACTTGTATCCCAATTAGTGTCTCTTCCAAATCCAATTGAAGTTGGATTTGATAACCCTAAGAAAGCATAATAAGAATTATTACTGATAGACTCTACAAAAGAACCAGCATTCAATATTCTAAATTGATCTGTTACGAATGCGGACATATTAATTGTTTTTTATATATTTATAATACAATTTTAGTTTTCAATTATACTTCTCTTTTAGGTAATGCACCGGTTTTTCTAATACCAATACCTCTTCTCTGAATTGTTGGATATGTTGTCAATCCAGATACAATATTTCCAGTAACTCCGATTGATATTGGGTTTGTAGATCTTGTTCCTCCTTCTAATAATCCCCATGAGTATTTTCCAACAGGATTTAATATATTTCCGGTAGTTCCAAGGCCAACGATATTAGAATTGGAATCTATATTACAAGTAATAATTCCAATTGTATCATTATTAGATATGGCAGAAATATAGTAAACATTATCTAGGAAAGTAGTTCCGATTCCAACAACCGCAGAATTTGAATTATCAATTGAGGTAACTCCACTACCAATTTGAGTATCATAGATATAAATTGGGTAACCTGTTGTTAATCCTCCGGAGAATTCATTACTGTCAATTATTGTAAATTGAAGTGCTAAAGGAACAAGTGTTCCAATTCCAGCTGCTGTTGTAATACCAGTTACAATTCCAGAGAATCCTTTAATATTAGAAAATCCTGTGATTTTTTCAATAGAACCTGAAGATACTGTAGAAATTCCATTAATAATTACTGCATCCAAAGGAGTGGAAGAATCGGTATACCCATTATTAGTTTCATATTCAAAAAGTTCTATATTATCGACAAATATTTCAGTATCCGTTGTAGATACATCTTTAATAATTCTTGCAGTTGGGAATATTAGAGGTTCTAATACATCTCTAGATTTATATACATATTGTCCATTAATTTTTCTATCTGTTTTTTGTTTGGTCCAAGATAATGGTTTGTGGTTAATTTCATCAACACCCAATCCAAAATATCTGTTAGTTTCAAATTTATCAGAAGTAGTTATGTTATAAACTGTTCTTTCATCTTGTGTTATTGTATCTGGATAAATGTTGTTACTTATTACTTGTACAATATCACCAGTTTCTATAGTTGGTATAATATCATCTATAATTTTAGAATCTGTTCCATCAACACCCTTATAGAAATAGATTTCAATTTCTTCCTGTGGTAATGGTGGTCTTGTAAATACGAATGATGTTCCACCTTCAAAAATGAAATTTTCTACGGGTTTTTGTAGTACACTATTAACAAAAATTATAAGAACATTATTGATATTTTTCTCAATTGCAGAATCTGGTTCGGGTTCAAAACTCAGAAGTGATGAATTATAATTAAGCGGGAATCTAGTTCTTGAACCATCTTGTAAGTTTTGAATGGAATCAATATAATCAAGTTCTCCGAATTCCCAAGCAGCAAAATTATCAGAGTAAGTATCAATAACCGTAATCTCAAAGTCTGATATTGGAGAAGATAAAGAACCATCAGTAACTAATCCAACAGGTTTAAATACATCACCTCTTCTGAAATTAAATCCAGGTCTTGAGAATTTAACTTCACTTACTTCAAATAAAGTAGACCCTATTCCTGTAGAACCACCAACTTTTAAATCTAATAATAATCCATCTCCAGCATCAGTTGTTGCTCCAATTCCTAACCTAGAAACACCAACTATTGGTAGATTGCTATATGATGGATCAGAAACAAATATTTTAGGATTACTATAACCAGTTCCTCCAGCACCCACATTAAATGATAATGTCCCTCCAACACCAATATTTGCTGTAATTGTTGCTGCATCACCAGAATGTCCATCTTCATATACAGTTACTCCGATAGAAACTAATCCATTATATCCAGAACCAAGATTATCAGTAGTTCCTAATCCTACAGATACAATAGAACCTCCAGCACCAACAACAGCAGTCACAGAAGCACCTACGAGTGGTGCAAATCCAAGTCCAGGTGTGGATCCATACGAAACTATAATTCCACCTCTTGGAACATCATTTAGATTGACATCATAATCGGATGTCACGTATTCTAAAGGATCTACATTTGGTCTTGTAATACCTGAGAATTCTAAAGTTGTTATTCCTACATTAGTATCTTCTAAAATTTGATAATTAAATCTTGTTGGATTATTATCAGTTTTTGGTGATTGGTAAATGTTATTAACAAAAACTAGACCACTTGAACCTTCTGTACCAATTCCTGTAGTATTAGCACCTCCAACTTTTAGAGTAAATGTTCTTCCAATTCCAGTAAATTTACCAGATAAATCATCATAAACTTTATTATTTTCATAATTGGATTTTAAAAACACTCTCCCAGTAAATGTTGAGGTTTCGAAATCTAGATTATTTTTTGTTTTTGCGATTTGAGGATTGCCTCTTGGTGCTTCCGCAAAATATATTTCACTATCTTCAATATTAAACGAACCTTTATAAATTCTTACTAAGGTGGAATCTGTATGAGTTGATGCAGAAGAACCCACAAATCCCCTCTTAACCTTAACTAAATTTATATTTCCACTATTTGTAATTGGTCCCACATTTGTTGCCCCTAAACCAGCATTAATAATACCCATATATTCTTCATCAACTTTCAATATATCTGTTGGGTTTATTGTTGAAATTCCACTTAGTGATATAATACTTGTACTAGTGCTTATAGAACCACCAACATTTCCACTCAAAGTATGTGTAATATTAGTGGGTGCTATTGGATATTGAACCAATTCATCAATAGTTAAGATACACTTGGTATTTCTTTCTTTCATAGTAAATCTATGAGCATTTCCTTCTCCAAGACCGGTAAAAGTTACTCCAGTTTCATTTGCAGCTGCTGTAGTTGTTATTGCTACTTTAAAAGTATTTTCAGTTAATTTGATAGCATATACTGTTGATGGTAATTCTCCACTAGAAGTAACCATTGCACTAGTTCCAACACCAACGATTGTAGAGTTTGGAGTATAAACTAATTCTTCTCCAGTAACAAAGAAGTGATTCTGGATTGTAAAAGTTCCAGTAGATGCATCCAATGCAGATGAATTTGGATTAAATTTCTTAGAGAAAATTGGAATACCATTATCAGTTAATTCAAAACTATCTTTATTGATTCTACTAAGATTAATAGCATTATAGAATTTTTCATCAATACTTTCAGTTACAGAACCATAAGATAAATCCAAAGGTTCATTAACAGCATCTACTTCAGAATAGAATAATTTACTGAATACTTCAATATTAATTTGACCTGTTTGATTTGAATCTGGGAAGAATTTAAGTATTAAAGCACTTCCAGATATTTCTCCACCAAATGTTCCAATACCAGAAGCACCATCTAATTCACTATCATCATTAGATACTGAAAGGAAAGGTAATTGTTCAGTATAAACATTAGATCCTTCATTAATCATCATAACCTGATGAAGTGCTTTTGTAGAACCTATACTGACTTGAATTAAAGATTTTGATGCATTAAATAAAGATCTATCTAAAGTTTGAATTATTGTAGAA